TTACTACTACTACTACTACTACTACTACTACTACTACTACTACTACTACTAAAACAACAACAACAAAAACAACAACTACAACAACAACAACTACAACAACTACAACAACAACAGAGTTAATCTCAACACAGTTAAAACTTAACTTATTAATAACATTAGGGGTTACGGTAACTTCTTGATATGCTTTACCGTATAACGCTGCTCCGTTTGTAGTTCTTAAAACCCCATCAGTAATGGATAACGTAGCACTTTGAGAAGCTGTCCAATCATTTACACCATCACTAAAATCACCATTAACAACCTTCTCACTCCCAATATTACCCCCAGCTGGATCAGCCAACATGCTAGCAGTACCCGCACTAATACAATTAGCTATCCTAGTCCCACCTTTAATAAGTAGTTCAGGACTAGCTTCATCAGAAAAGGATCCCCAAGCTATTAAATCGTTTGCACCAACAAGGGTTCCATGATTACCGTTTGGAGAACTGTCAGCAATTTTAGTTCCTGTGCCGTCTTGGAGTGAAAATCTCTGTACTAGTTCGATATCAATACCATCATAAGATAGTAATACTGATTCAAATAGTTCCATTTCTAAAAAGGTAGAAGACAATCCATTAGCGGTATTTATATACAAACTTAAAGCGGTATCACCAACATCAAACACAGTTCCAGTAATAATATAAGTAGCTGCAATATTGTCAAGTATATATTGTATTTCGTCATTTGTAGATATTGCTGTATCTACTGGAAGTACCCAAAATTTAGAATTGTATAATATAAACAACTGTAAATCTGTAGTTGAGGTTATTGATGTATCTTCACTCTTACTGCCCCATCCTATGCGATATTTACCAGTAGTTAGATTCGTTCCCATAAAAAAACGTTTATTAGTCTCATTCAGCCCATTATATTGCGTCTTATCTAGAGCTAAATACCTACCTTTTAATACAAATACACTATTGGCATTAGCTTTAATACCTGTATCAATATAACTCCCAACCCCATCCGAGGTCAACACCTGAGTATTTGTTATGACTGGATCTTCGCCTTTTGTATTATCGTAAACATATGACCCATTTCTTAGAATAATGGGTGAATTAAATGAATCAAGAATTTGGTCCACTCCGCCAGTAGCGTAATTTTGATAATACCAACTTCCAGAATCTTCTATTATATCTCCTGATTTACCTGTAATAGCCCATTGATAATAATCAGAGAAATTATTTAATTTTGCTATCAATCCTTTATATAATATTAATCCCTTACTGAATATTAACCCGTTATGTGATATCAATCCTGTATCTATAATTAAACCCATAAAATTTTATTAAAATTGAATTTCTGATTCTACTAGTGTAACATTTGATATATCAATCGATTCTGCCGATCCTACAAAGTAAATATATCTTGGTAAACTACTAAACGTAATTATTATATTTGACTCTAATGGCATATCAGCAGGATCAGTTATATTCATACCTGCAAGACTTATCGGTGGTCTATCACCATCACTATGATAAATTGTCAAATCGCCATTAATCGGAGTAACTAAAGGATTTGTTCCACTTCCAGTATTTCCTGTTTCGTATAATTTTCCTGTATATCCTTTCATATAATTAAACTTTATTTTATATATTCATTATATAACTAGCAGCTAATACAAAAAAACAAAGAGCTAAATTAATTTAGCTCTTTGTTATATTTTAATAAAATATTTAATAGTTAATTAAACAATAGTTTCATCCCAGAAATCTGCGGCTAATGTAAATCCAGTTACTTTAAATACATCTTCACTATTATAGTCCAAAGGTACTTCAGCAATCCCTGTCATTGGAAATACATGGTGCATTTTCCATTGCCAGAAAGGTCTGGCGGCTCTGTCATATAATGTGATTAATACATATGGAGCAACATAATCTGCTTTTAAGCCAGTTCTACCAGTTAATGGATCGTAAACTAAATCACACCATTTTCGTAAAGTTTTAATAATATAGGCGCTAGGCGTTTTATCAACGTTAACTTCGAAATCAAAAGAAACATCCATAGTAGTTTTCTCTGGTTTTGAACCAGCGAATCGTCTTTCTGCCCATTTAAATTTTTGAGACGCTTGAGAAGTTGGGAATGAATGAGATTGCAATCCAGCAATATTAGTAATTCCTTCTAACATCAAATTAGCTGCTTCATCAGTTACCCCCATTTTTGGAGGTAAAGCAATTTGGACAGTAAACAAATTTTGATATACTGGTTCAAACAACTCTTGAGATGCTCTAGAATTTCTAAAATGTGATAAGCCGAAGGTGCCTTGACTAGTAAAATTATCTGCCATTTTTTTATATTTATTTTAAATTTTTTATTTCTTAGTTTCCTGCGAATCCACCAGTACTTACAGCACCTTCAGAATTAACAGTATATCTTGCAACAATTTTAGTAAGTGCTCCAGTTACCCAAAGACCTATGTCAACTAATCCAAAACCATCAGCAATAACGTTAGGAGAATTATTTGTTTCATCCATAGTAAGTTCATATTTCAATATTGCTCCAGCATCTTTTACTGATTCTAATATAGGAGAAATAGAATTTATTATGTTCAATCTTGTTACTGGATTATTAAAATCAAATACATAGTTTTGAAGTATTTCATCAACTTGTAATTCAATAGTATTTAATAATTCTCTAACATGTAAGTTATTCATATCACTTTTAACATTCTGGAATGCTGTTGCATTTGCATAAATCATAGTTTGACCAGTTGTAGGTCTTTCTATTATTGAATTATATCCAAAAGGTTCAAGATAATCTCTATCTTGTTTATCAATCATATATTCTACTCCAGATAATGCTGAATTAGAAAGTATACCATTTTTATTTGCAACAATTGCATATGGATTACCACCTAAGAATTTTTTAACGTATGTATTAGATACATCAGCAGCAGGTGGAACACTAATTAATTTGCCATTTTCGTTATATTTTAAGAATGGTCCAAAAACACCGCAATACTTAGATCCCAATTCTTCGTTAGGTAAAGTAAATCTAAAACTTCTTGGCATATCTGAATTACCACCATCAGGAATATATTGTGTATTAAATATTGGTGTTGGATCAACTCCTTTAACAAATGTATCAGAAAAATAAGGATTTTGTGATGCGGCAAATTGTTTAATAGATGGAGCACTTATAATCGCTGTACATTTTCCTCTTTTCTTTGCTAATAAAGATAAATTTGATTTACCACCCATATTAGAACCTAAGCCATAAGCCATAGTATCTACTACATAACGATAGTTAATCATATCAGGATTAGTTAATCCTCTTAATATTCCAGAATCATGTAGCATTTCATAAACTTTAGTTACGCCAGCTTCTGCATTTGGTGAACCAGTTGTAGTAAATCCAGGTAAATGTTTATTAGTTATATTTAATCCGTTTAAAGGAAGCATTTTATACGCTATATTTACTGAAGCATCTTCAATATTTCTTTGTAATTTAACACTTGTTGCTAAAGACCCACCATTTACTGATTCTAATGTTTCAAAAACAATTGATGTATCAGGTAATGTAAATTTATTAATAACTCTAGTAATATTATTAGTAGCATATGAATCAGTTTGTATAAACGCACCTACATAAACATCTAAATTATCATCATTATTATCTAAAACAAATTTCTTTCCAGTAGTATCACCAGTATAAGTTGATACACTAACATCTTTATGAAATATTGAATCTGTTATATCTAAATGATAACTCATAAATCCAACAGACGTATCAGTAGTCCCTCCAATTAAAGAGTGACCAACTAAATCAACTTGATATGTTGCTGCACCGGCACCATCACCAATTTCCCATTGATTCTGTGTTTCATCCCAAATTAATTGATCTAATGCATCTTGGTTAACATTAACAAATACTCCAGTTAATGAAGTAGATCCATTAACAATTGTTTCAATATATTGTTCAGATCCAGTTTGATCTTTGAAATTAGGAATAAATGTTCCTGTCCAAGATCCAACTAAATTAACTTGATCAGCGTTAATGAAATTATTTATTTTAGATGGAATTAATCCATCTACAGAAAAGTATTCAGAATAATAAGGGTCAGTTGATAAACTTGTATAATTTGACCAGTCGCCTTCTACTGCAATGATTTGAACAAAATAATCTTGTATTAAATCATTTGGTCTAATCCATTCATAAGGAATATTAGTTTCAGTACCATACCAGTCTTTAGCAGATACACCATAACCGGCTAATCCAATAGCTTTTCTTACAATAAATGATAAGTTTTTTGTACCTATATTAGAAATTGCAAAAAATGGTGCTCCTAAATTACTAGCAGCTAAAGTTCCGTTATTTACAACGCCTTGAAGATAATCTTCATCAGCTCTCCAAAATCTTTCTTTATTAAAGAAATTAGCATAAATATCATCTTTTATTTCGAAAATAGAATCTCCAGGAGATGTGCTTGCATTAATTGATATCGGAGAGTAATCAACTCTATCAGTATTTGTCGATACATCTATTCTATTAGTATTAAGTAAATTAATAGCAAAAACAGGTGATGCTAATAAGCATGTTTGTATAGATCTATGAAAAAACGATCCTTTTCTTTCTAATTTAGTATCAATACTTCCATAAAATCTTACCAAATCTGATGTAGATCTAATGAAAACAGGAGCATTAAATGGTCCTTTTGCAGAAAATCCAGGAACTAAACGTAATGATTGCGTAGTTACTTGTATTCTTTCTGATTGGTCAACTTCAACAGTATAAACACCGGCTGATTTAAATTGTGATAAGTCTAATGATATTTTAGCAATTTTTTATATTTTATTTTATATATTTGAAATTAAATCTTTTTTAAATCTATTTATATAATTTAAATTTTTAGATCGTTTTTCTTCAATTCCTATTTTTGTTTTTTAGAAAAATCATCATCCATTTTTAAACCTTTATTCCATGATATTTTTCCTTTGTTTTTATTTACACTATTTTTTCATCTTTTCTTTGGTTTTGTTTGAATGTTGGTTAAATCCACCTCTATGTTTTTTGACATTTTATTTAATATATGCTTTTATTATATATCATCATTTTAATGTGCTAAAAATAACATTTTTATCGTTTATAAACATTAGGAACTTTATATCTCAATTTACTTTCAGATCCAACTTTAAAAATTTCATTTATATTGTCCATAGTAGTAGGTATGTATTCTTCTTCATATAATATATTAAACATATTATCTCCCATATCAGTAGTTTCTTCAAATCTACTTAATAAGGTATTAATCATATGCTTCTGAGGTGATTCTGGTGAAGATTCTAATATATCATATAATCTATCTGCATATGTAGAATCCTCATACAAACGTCCTAGATTGATTGCTGTGACCACTGTATCATCATGCGCGCCTATACCTTTATATTTGCCTTTACCATCTTTAGCATATGATGAATATTCTAATACAGTTTGTTCTTCGTTAGGGATAACAATCTTTGATTTAATTAATTTTTTATTTAATTTACAAAAATGTTCTTTATCAACTCCAACTTTAAATCCTAATTTCTTTTTTGTAAGTTCTCCTGGAATTGGTTTTGTATGATGAGTTCTTAAAACTATTCCATCATAATATTTTTCATTTTCTTGAAATTTACTTAAAAAGAATTTTCCATTAAAGTTCATTTCAATTAATATAAGAGAATTTTCAGCTCCTAATTGATCAAATATAATTCCTTTTGCAACTTTTGCACAAATCTCTTCATCTTGTATATTATCTCTGTATAATCCAACTTGATTAAACCTAAACATATTTTTTATTAAAAATTCATCAGCTCTTAATTTTCTTAATTGAGCTAAACTTTTCATTTCTAATCTAAAAACAGAAAGTACATTATAATCATTATCTTTTAATTCGTGTTCTTCTTTACCTTCACCTGTGTCAACAGATACTACAAATAAATCACTTTCTGTATTATATAATTCATTAGGATCAAATCCTGGCTTCCATTTTAAATTTTCAAATAATTCATCGTCTAAACTAGTTTTTTCTAAATCAACATATTCATATTTTTTTTCTATCCTCTTAATAAATGCTGCTTCATGTGAACCCAATAAAGCTTTTGAATCTGAATTAAATTGCAACTCAAATTCTTGTGCAAAATATTCTTCACCAAAGTTAGATTTCATATCTACTGCCCATTTTTCATCATGTTCAGGCACTTCCCAAAAATCAACACGTTTATTCATAAAAGTATTCCTACCCTTAACTGATTTATCCCAAATTTCAAAGAATAAATTAGCTGTTCCAGATGGAGTAGATGATATAATACATTGAGAAATATCTGAAGAAGCTAAAGTTGGATATACTGATCGCCAAAAGTCACCTACAATGTTTGGAGCAATGTGTGCAAATTCATCAGCATATAACACGTGTATAGTAAAACCAATAGATGCAGTTTTAGTAGTTGCTTGTGATATTAATTGGCAGCCATTATCTAATCTCATACCAGTTGCGCCAGCATTTACAATACCAGGCTTTAAGAAAAATGGTAATCCTTTAAAGACTTCCATTACTTTAGATATAATTTCTATGGCAGTTTTTTCTTTATTGGCAAGTATTAATAGATTTCTATCGTTATGAAAACACAAATACCATGCAAAAAATGCAGCCACTGTAGTGGTTTTTCCTGTTTGGCGTGACGACATTAAAATAAAATTCCTATTTTTAGGACCTGCATCATTTAATTTTTCAATCCATTCTTCTTCAGCTAAGTCATCTAGTATTTCACGTTGATATTTTCTTAAGAAAACAGTTTCCCTACCTTTGTCTGTTAAAAACTTACAATATTTTTCAACAAAATAATTTATATCTATAGAACATCTAGTAAATTCATCTACTTCTGCTGGTGAAGTATTAAATAATATATTACCACCCTTTAGTTCAATATTACGCTCATGGAAACAACTCATATCAGTTTCCATTCCATATCTCAACTTTTCTACTGTTTGTTCAACTAATTCAGTTGTCCAAACTTTCATTTGTGCCATACAGTATTATTTTATAATATATATCTAGTTCTTAATAAGTTAGATTTAATTAAGGTACTATTTGTGCATCTTCTGCAGTTTTTTCTTCTTTAGCAGCTAAAGCTTTTTCTGATTTAATTTGTCTAATTAAATCTTTAGTACCCATTGATACAATCCCCTTTTCTCCATTACCAATCATAGTTTGATCGCCAACAGAACTGATTGCTTCATGTTTCTTCTCATTAAAGTCAATTTTAAAATCTTTGTACGTAGATTTGATTGCTTCGACTGTACCTATAAGTTGTTTATTAATTTCTGCAATAGTTTTAGATAAACCACTAAAAACTTCAAACATACGTGGATGTATAAATCCTCTATCAACTTCATTCATTAAATCAACTTGCATCTGTTCATTAACTCTTAGTTGGTATAGCATGCCCGATAGTGACATTATATCAACTTCTAGCTTGTTTTTGAGGTATTCATTATCTATAGTCATTTCGGGTGTCAGAATGAACCCGATTGAGTTTGTTAACATTACCCGAGCTTCTTTTTCGCAAGTAGTTTTTAATTCAACAAAATCGATTCCTAATGTTGGTTTACTTTCTAATTCGGTAGGTAATTCGCCAGGTACTGGCACATCATTTGATATATTATCTTTTGATCCAGATAATAATTGTTCTAATTTATCCCTCTCCTCTTTTACTTTCATTTTTTCTAGTTTTTAGATATTTATCGTTGTCTACCCATATAAGGTAGTTTCATAAGAGCATTTGCGTTATCTGATAAGACTAGTTGATCGCCATCCTTAACAAAATATGATAATAATTCGTTACGCATTTTTTCTTCTTCCATTGTAGAATTATACAATCTTAAATTAGTCATAAATGATGGCGATTTATTAATAAAATATTGATCTACTATAGTATCTTCTGGTACAAATTTAAATGTATCGTAGAAAATATTTCTTATTTTTTCAGTTGCATCAGTTTCATGTTGTTTATAAACATAAGTATTATATTGTCCCCATGTATTTCCAATATTAACTACAATACCATACCATTCTTTATCTAATAGTTTATCAGTTAATATAGATATATGTTGTTGAGTTCCATATTGTATTTTAATATATTGATTCGCATATAAATTAACTTTAAATCCTTTGCCATCATTGAAACCATCTAATATTGATACAGGTGATTGAATTTTTACTTTATAATTTGAAGCAGAAATCCAATTAGTTTTTATAGTACTTAAATGATTTACTACATCTTCTTCAATATAAACTGCATAATTTCCATCTCTTTGATCAGTGTCACTTATTACAGTTGCATAGAAATTAAGTGATCCAGGTCTAGAAATTTCTAAAGGAGTATCAATTTGAAATCCTTTATTTCTAGATTTTATATTTAAAATATAATTAGCTCCAGGTACAAATAGATCGCTTGAGTCAACAGGTCTAATAGATCCAATATCATATGTTTCTACAGCACCTGGGTCGATCATAATCCACGAGGATATACATCTATCAGTTTGTTTAGATATTTCATCTTTTCCATTAAATGATATAGCTCTAGATAAATATGATGTATTTAGATCATAAAAAGATTCAGCAACTAGAGTACCGTATAATTCAATCTTAGTTGGTAATATATTTAATTTTTTATCTAATTCTTTATATTGAGCTTGTGTAGTTGAATTTAATGGACTAAATTGTTTATCATTAGATATTTTTTGAATATCAGATTCTAATTTTTCTCCAAATATTTCAGCTTCACTAACTGTGTAATTATTAATAGTTTCTTTAAGAATATCACCTTCTCTCCTAGAAGCTTCTGGTTGATATTTTTTAAGATTTAATTTCCATGTTGTTTCTTGTTCCATAAAACCTCTTAATAAATACGAAGATTCAACACTATATAATTTATTAGGAACTGCAAAATAAACTATATCTTTTTTTTGTGGAGCAGTCCCACCACCAGCAATAGATTCCCAATAAACTTTATCTATATGAATTTCTAAAGGAACTTCATATTCTAATCCCATTAAATCGTAATTATATTTACTATCAGGGAAATTGCCATCAGGTAATACAACTTTAACACATAATGGAGTATCTTCAACGTCATGTAATGTATACGTTTGAAATATAACATCTTGAGCTCGTTGTTGTGGAACAGCTCTAAACCATCTTGTATCCATCCCAATTAAATTATTAACAACTAAATTAAGATTAGTATACATTTGAGCTGCTGATAACATACTATTCATATCAAAAACAGAATTTTTTACTTCTGATATTTGAACTCCTGATTGATTTGAATTCTTATTTGAAAATGCTCCACTAATTTGTTGATTATCAGCCATAGTTTAATATAATTATATATGATATATATTCACAATTTAATATTAGTATTGAATTAAATACTTGGATCAATTATATTAATAGAAACATCTATAATTGGAGGAGTAAATAATGATGGATCAATTATGTTAATAGAAACATCTATAATTGGTGGAGTTAATTCAAACGATAATAATGATGGATCCCATTGAGGAAATTTAGTTAATAAATTTTTTATTAATTTCTCATATAAAACGTACATAATATCTACACCGTCAATAGATCTATTATAAACAACATTTAATTTATTATTATTTCCTATATTTTTAATTATTAATGCATTAGTTCGCCAATCCGATAGCCATTTTTCTTTATCTTTATAAATAGCAAATTGCATATTAATATTAGACATATTTTCTTTACTATCTAGTACGTTATAAGATATTATTCGTATAAAACTAGAATTAATTGATGAATCATCATCTGTTCTATATATTGTGTTATAATTCCAAAGTGCCATATTATTATATTATTTTTATTAAAGTTTAAACTGACATACGAGTCGAATTCAAGTAGAATCTACTGATTTCTTGTCGTCTTTTCGTGGTTTAATGTTATAGTTTAAAGTGCTACACTATCTCTTCTTCCAATTCCATCGGAGTTCGATTATCTACTAAGTTTAATTCACTTATTTTATCTAGCATTCCGTCCAACGTGACGAAGTCAAACGCATACGGTTGATTTGTTTGTGTTTGAGTGTCCGAGCTAAACTCGTCCGCTAAAACTATTTCCTTGTTGGCTTTCGCTACCAATCTAAAATCTTTCTTTAACGTTATCATAGTATGTTATCTATTTTAGA